AGACGATGGAGATGTTGAGATGATTCCTTTAATCAGCGCAATCATGCCGATGGTTGGCGAGGTCGTTGACAGGCTGGTGCCTGATAAGGCGGGCGCGCAAAAGGCAAAACAGGAACTTGAAAGCAAGCTGATTGACGCTGCGGTAGCAGGGCAGCTTGGCAACCTAGAAATCAATAAGGTTGAGGCGGCGCATCGATCAATATTTATCAGCGGCTGGCGTCCGAGTGTCGGCTGGTGTTGCAGTTTGGCGTTTGCTTTTCACTTTGTCGTCTTCCCCCTCGTTACCTGGGTCGGACAGATATTTGGTCATCACTTCCCGCCGCCGGTCGACTTCGACATGGATCAATTGATGACGGTGCTACTTGGTCTGCTGGGGATTGGTTCACTCCGCACTTACGAAAAGCAAAAAGGTTTGACTAAATGAACCAGCCGCAGCGCTGGCGCGGCAGCCATGGTTCAATCTCGGGCGCTTTGATCTTCATCGGAATGCTGCTGGCGCTGCTGCTGACGGCGAGCGGCTGCGTCCACGTTGCCATGATGGGCATGATGACAAACGTGTCGCAAGCGCATCAAATCAACGAAATGAAGAAAAGATTAACCGCTACCGAGGCCGGTAGCGGTCAATCAAATCGTGGAGTTCCGCGCTGAACTTATCGGCGGCTTTCGCGTCTTCAAAGCAAAACGAAAATTTGCCACCAGCCTCGTTCTCAATCAAAACGTCGCTATAATCGTCAGTTTTTTCTGTATCTATTTTCATTCATAAATGTTGAAAAAAAACTTTCGGAAATTCTAGGACTTTGGGCGACCCGAAATGGGTCGCGCTGCGACCTAGTCCTTGTCGCCTAACAACCCTCCCAAAATTATGTCATCATATTCGCCATGAAAAATTTCTTCAGACAAACTTTTGCGGCTTGCGCTAAGACGGTTTTGGCGTTCGAGGTCACCGACGCTTTTTGCGTTTTTGCGAAGATTTTCAATCATAACGACGAATTCGCAGAACGCGACGACATCATCGTCAAGAATTTTAAAAATCACGCGATCAAACGCTTCGTCAATCAGCAGATCAGTCGCTTCGTAACCTTCGCAAGTTGAGCGAAGAAGCTGCAAATCAACGCCTTCTTTCAAAAGTTTTTTTAGCGCAGTCCGTTTCCCATATGGCGCGCATAGCACTTCTAATTCTGCGACAGTTGCCTTTGGTTGAGTCGACAACGTCATCATTATTACTCGTGTCAGCGGACCACCGACTTTAGTGGTATTTCGCCATTTTTTAATCGTTTGACCGTAGTGCGCGCCTTTCACCATTTCGTCAGGATGCTGTGAAAGCCAAAGCCCCATGGCGGAAAACAAATAAATCGCGCGGTATCGCAAACGCCAAAGAACAATTTGTGGATTGACGGAAAAACGCTGATCCATGCATTCGTAAATTTCTTTCACGCGTTCCAAATTTTTCTTAAATTTCGTAACTTTTTTTTGCAGTTTGTTCATCGCCCTGCTCCCAGGATATCATCCAACACATCACCGTCTGACATGGCGCTTGACCGTTCTTCAAAGTAACGCGCGTATTGCCAATACGTGTGATTTATATCGGCGTGACCTAGCAGTGCGGCAACTTCCGCGTCGCTGGTGCGATGGTCGAAGATCAAGCACGACGCATAAAAGTGACGAAGATCGTGAAGCGTCATCGGTTCAGCAGGATAATCCGTTCGCTGTATTGCAACGTTTAATCCGCGATTTCTCCAATTGTCGCCGTCCGCATAATTTCCCAAAGAATTTGGGAACACCAAATTGCGCTTTCTAATTTCCAACGGCTGCGACATCTTCCATTCGCGCAACATATTGCTGACGCTTGTTGGCATCTTCACGCTTCGGTTAGATTTCTTGGTTTTTGGCGGTCCAAGCTCGCCGTTAGCATTGATTGCGTTCCGCACCAAAATTCGTTGGTTATCAAAATCAACGTGCTTCCAAGTCAGCGCAAGCGTCTCACCCCGACGCAATCCAGTATAAGCCATAAACATAATCTGCCGCCGGTATGCTTCCGGCGCTGCGTTTATGACGGCAACCATCTCTGACGGATGGATGCGTCGAACCTCTGGTATCGGTCGGTTGCGGAAGCTGATGGTGATTGAGCGTGCAGGGTTGAAGGGGATGTACTGCCGCTCGACGCACCAGTCCAGCATCTGTTTGATCGTCACCATTGTATTGCGCTGGGTTTCCAGGGCGTACCCAGAACCGCCATTTGCTTTGACCCGCATCCATTCGACAAACGTGTCGCGAATGTCGTCAGCGTCGAGGTGACCAATCTTCATCTTGTCGGTCGTACCCACGCGGTAACGCAACGCACAAAAATAATTAATGTGGCGTTGCTTGTTCCCTTCCTCCGATTTCTTTCCCTTACCGATATCGCCGCGTGCCGCGCGCTGCGTTTGCAACCTCATAAATTCTTGGCACGCTTGCAGTATCGTGGGGCTGTCGTTCGGCAGCAGTGCGCCGTCACGGCTATCGCGCCGCTGCGTTTCTTCAATGCGACGTTTCAATTCAGCTGCGGCTTCCGCTTCCGTACCCTTAAATAATTGTTCTTTCGGCCCGGCATACGACGTATTCCGCATATCAATGCGCCATTGACCCGGCCCTAGTTCTACATATTTTGCCATTAACCACACTCCTTTGTACCAGCATATATAACACAATGTTACATATGGCAACACTAACGGTCACTATCCGGAGCGTTTTTTGTGATACATCCGCAAATACGATGCGGCTGAACACAAAAAAGCCGCTCCCAGAAGAGCGGCTAACTTGTTGATTTGTAAGTGGTTGCGGGGGTCGGATTTGAACCAACGACCTTCAGGTTATGAGCCTGTTTTATACACAAATAAAATCAACAAGTTAGCGCCTTATCAGTCATATAGTGACACGTTGTGTATGTCAATTGACTTGCTGTGTATCTTCTTTTTGCGGATATTTTGCGGACGGCTTCTTGACCGTTAGTTCTTCATGCGGATGCAACGGCAATCCACAAGACAGGCAACGACCGTCAGCAACACGGGTGACAGCGCCGCACCAGTCGCAGTCTACCATCGTGCCCTCGCCCACAACTCAAAATGAAACGGCGCAATTTTTCGCGTGAACATCACCATGCTGCCGTCCTCAACCGCCTGTCTTATGTTTGCGAGCGGGTCTGTCGAACCTTCAAATGACGGGCAATGTTCGGTGATTTCCCAAACATATTTTGGCTTGGTTTTAATAGCAATGCGTCGGAGCGGTGGGCGGACATCGCTATTTGCGGGAACAATAGATTCGTTACCATTGATACCTTTCGCCGCCGTTTGCACGTGAACCATTTCATACCTTCTCCTCATTTAAATTGACTTCGCCGTTGAGGGCCAGATACCCCGCGCCGTCAACATAATTGTCGCGGTGCTTTGGGTTCGTTTTGGTGCGCGCAATCTTCAACAGCGTGAGCATGTTTCCCACGTCGAGCATGGATACTGGCGTGCCTAAATAGCCCGCCCACAACGCACCAATATTTTCAAAATTTTCGTCAACCGGCCCGTGCGTCTCCGCGCGATCTCCGGTGATAAGGTTGCCCGCTTCATGGATGATGGATTTGCGGATCTTTATTTCACCTGGCCCGCCGCACATGGGGCAGTCAACCTGCCCGTCGTCGCCTCGCAAGAATCCATTGCCGTCGCACTCTGGGCAAATCATTTTTCACCTCGCATGGTCTTAATAACAGCCATCGGAATGTGGAAACGATTTCCATCGCGGATTATTGGAGTGCCAGCCGCTTCCGCGACCGCATCAAAATTTCCTTTTTTGAGCCACCGATAAACTCGGCGCGTTGTGCTGGGATCGTCGCTGCCCCAGATTTCCCTTGCCGCCTCTCTGGGCGTTAGCAACGTTGCAACAGGTATCATCGCACTCTGTCCTTTGTTTTGTGATAGTATTCATCACAAATGCAACAGAGTTATATTGCCTGTCAATTAAAAATTATATCGAGCGTATCGCCTTGATGTAATGCAGCGCGACAATATCGCCTTTGCTGACGATAATTTGATTGTCTGGATTATGCTGGTGCAGATGCACTGCGTCGGCATCTTGCCCAGTGTAGCGTTTTGCAACTGCCTCAATGGCACCATCTCTTCGATACTGGCAGACTACATAATCACCAGTGCGAACCGGACGATACGGATGCACGATCAGCATTTCGCCTGCAAACATTCGCGGCTCCATGCTGTCGCCGGTTACCAACAAAGCGTAGCAACCCTCAACGTTTTTTAGGTAGGACGGGCGGTCAACATAGTCCACAGCGCCTTCTGACACTGCGACGATCCCCTCTCCTGCCGCTGCTTTACCGTACAGCGGGATTTTGTCGCCGCTGCGTGGGCGCTGTTCGTCGTCTGCCACGCCCAGCACGTAATCAAGCGTCACGCCAAAACGTTCTGCGATTTGGCGACACACTTCAGATGGCGGATTTACCTCGCCACGGTCCCAACGCCGCAGGCGTTGCCCAGGCACTTTAAGCGCACGGGCCAGCTGTTCAGCGCTCATATCATTTTGTTGTCGAAGCTCGCGTATACGATTTTTTGACACTTTGTGTACTCCCAGTGACGCAGATTGTACACAGTTTGACGTACCAAAGAAAGTAACAATTTGTTATATAATTATCACATCTTTGTGATGTTCTTCCTGAAACTTGGCGGGGCTGCGATGCCCCGCCGTCTTTGGAAATAGCAGTGCGGCTAGATCAGTATTTGAAAATTAACGGACTTAACTGCGGGCAGTTCGCCAAGCTCATCGGCGTTAGCCGCAACGCGGTTTATTACTGGTCAATTGGCAAGCGCAGACCGTCCGTCGAAAACACCATTGCCATCGAACAGATCACCGACCGCCAAGTGACGGCGCGTGACTTCATGGCCGTCCTTGCGAGGCAGCATGTCGAACAGAAACAAGGCGCGCGGGTATGAACTCGAACGCGAAACAATTCTCCACTGGCAAAAGCTCGGACTCGAATGCAACCGCGTTTTCGGCAGCGGCGCATTTAAGCATCAACTCGGCGACGAATACGCGGGCGATCTTCTGCTCGCCGGTTTCACGGTCGAAGCCAAACGCAAAAAATCCGGTTTCAAGTTTCTTTACGACAGCCTCGCCCAGGACGACGCGGACATGCTGGTCGTTCGCGAGGACCGGAACGAGCGCCTTTATGTCATGCGCGAGGCGACAGTCGAAACAATTTTCCGCCAACTCGGATTGATCAAATGACAAAAAGCTATGCCCAGTGGGTGCAAGAGATGGAATTGCGTTATGACGTAATGCCAGCATGGTTCAACCGCGACGCAGACCGGCATCGCAAATTCATGGAGTACGTTGAGCGCGAAAAAGCCAAGGCTGAAGCCGATGAGTGAGCCGTTGCCGATCAGCGCCATCGAGGAAATTTGCAAGCGCTTCGGACTGAAGCACCTCTCGCATTCAAACCTCGATCTCGCCCGCAACGACCTTGGGCTTTGGGTGCTGCGGTATTTATTCAAAGTCTACGACCCCGGCAACGCAGCGATGGAGAGAGGCAAAGCAGTCGAAGACGGCTGTTATTTCGCGCACTCGGCAGGCGAGTTTGATGATCCGGTTGAACATGCTGTCAGCATTTTCAACAAAGCCACGGCGCTCGGGGTCAATGGCGAAGCCCGAGACCGCGAGCGCGCGAACATCGGGCCTATGGTCGAACAATATATCAATCTGTTTGACGGCGACCTTCCGGAGTTGGTGGGCTACCAACGCCGCATTGAAGTCGAGATTCCCGGCATTCCAATCCCCTGCATGGGCTATACCGATTTCGATTTTGCCGAAGCTGTTGTCGATCTGAAAACGACGACGCGGTTGCCGAGTGCCATCAGCGCAGCGCATCGGCGGCAAGGGAGCATCTATCAACGCGCCAGCGGAAACAGGGGCGTCGACTTTCTGTATGTGACGCCGCGCAAAGCCGCGCGCTACCCGTTGGAAAATAGCGATCAGGATTGGTTAGAGGTGTGCGAAACCGCGCATCGGCTGATGCGTTTTTTGGATAAATTTGAGACGCGAGAGGAAGCCGCCGCCGTCGTCATTCCAAATTTTGACACCTTCTATTGGTCGTCGCCAGCCACGCGGGAGAAGGCGCGTGAGATTTTTGGGTACTGAGATGAAAGTTGTCATTGTCTCTGGCCTCGTCCTCACCATCGCGGCCTCGCTCATGATTGTCGATTTCGGTCGGCGGGTTGTCGAGTGCCGAGAAGCGCACCAGACCGTTTCGGATCGTCTGGCCGAACTCAAAGAAAACTACTGGTTCTTTAAGCGGGAGCCGTAGCAGCGCCAACCGGCACCGCGCTCTATAAAACGTGCCTCATCAAGCAAGAGAAAATCATGAGTAAAAATGTACTGACGCAAAAGGAGCGCTTCCGACTACAAAAGTTGTTGGAAACCGTTCTGGAAGAAAACGGTGAATTGTATGACTACAAGCCCGGTTGGAGTGACGTGCGCGTAGCACAAGAATGCGGTGTGCAAACCAACATCGTGAAGAACACGCGCACAAGGACGTTCGGCGTTCTTTACCGGCACACGCCGGAACCCAAACCAGCAACCCGCATCGTCGCGCTCGAAGCGCAAGTCGCGGAACTGCAAACGCAGATGGCGGCGGTGCTGGAAGCGCTGACGTTGCGCGATCCCGATTTGTTTCAGCCTCAAAAAAGCAACGGGCAGGACCATGAAATCAAATTTTAAAATCGATGAAATCGATCTCGGTAAAGATCACATTTGCCAATACGAATCTCAACAGATGCTCGACACGTTTGGCCGGATACCCGGACTGACGGACACGCCGCTGCGAGGGATCGGCAACTACGTCGGGCGTGGCTTGATTACTGCGCGCGACCGTGCCGCTCGATTAGTTGAGGTCGCAGACCATCAATCCAATCAAACAATTATCGTCAAGTTTGACGAGATCACAGACCTAGAAAAGGGACACAATCATGCGTCTTAATCTCGATTCACCTTCTGACGGCTCCGGCGGTGGTCAGTTTTACGACAAGCTCCGGTTCAACGCCCAAGGCGGCGTCTGGTTTCAAAAAGGCCAAGACGGCGAGAAGCGCTTTCCGACCGGCTTCAAAGCCGTGTTCGACATGGAAAATTTGCAAACCGGCTGGTCAAAATATAACGGCACTTATGTCGATTTCATCGCTGACCCGTCGCTGGAAAAAGCAGCGCCGAAGCCAGCCGAAAATTCGGACGATGAAAATAAATGGAAGAGGGCTTTCAAAGTTCTGGCGTATAGCAAAGACGCCTTCGGCGGCACGTTGGAATTCATGCATAGCGCCCGCACCGTTATCGGTGCCTTCAACGATTTGTATTCGCAATATGAGAGCAAGGCCGACGCCGGGAAGCTGCCGGTCGTTTCGGTCGACGGCGATCCAGAGAAGGTCGGTGATTATTATGGTCCAGCCTGGAAGATTGTGAAAATGGTCGACCGGCCA